GCTTCATTGCCCCTTATACTACCACATCTCCAAAGCCTCCGCAACCATGCCCCCTAATAACCATACCCGGGGGAGGGGATTAGTTGCACGCAAGTATACCGTACCCGCGTAGATACAAAATAAGGGTAAATTAGAACCTAAATGAGAATCATTCCTATATAGACTATAACACCTAAGCAACTGATTCTAAAAGAGATTAACCAAGCCTCAAAGATTTAATTAGGGACAGAGTAAAGGAATTGTCGTCTGTCGAGGTCAAGGGCGACGATTGCGACAGAACAGCAAACTAACCCCCTCAAGCGTGATTGAAAATAAATCTAAAAAAAGTGAAGAAAACACTTGACAAAATGGAAAAAGTATGCTATAATACGCACTATATAGGGTATGACGTTAAGTGAGGTTTGATCTTAGTCTGCTTGAGGTTCATAGTTTATATAGTTATATAGGAACGCTTGAGTACTTACTATATAAACCTATATAGATGGAGTCAAGCGACCTTTTAGAGTACTATATAGTGTAAGGAACCAATTATGGATAACCCTGTGAGTCAAGCGACCCCTTCAGGAAAAAAACGAGGAAGACCCTCAAAGGCATCATTAGCCGAAGCCCGTAAGCAACCCGTTGGCAGACCAAGAGGGGATGCAAGCGCGATAGAGGAATTTAAGGCGAGGCTTATGGCATCTCCTAAATCCCGTAAGGTGTTAGACTCCATACTGGATGCGGCGTTAGATGATGAACATAAAAACCAAGCAGCAGCGTGGAAGCTGTTGGTCGATAGGATGCTTCCGATGTCCTACTTCGAGAAAGATAAGGCGGGTTCTTCTCGCCCTTCTGTTAACATTACAATCTCCGGTGTGGGCGAGTCAGTGTCTATTGCCGGTTCAGATGACATCGTGGATGTCGAGGAGTATGGTCATGGAAATCCCTAAATTTGAAGCAACCCCTGAATTTAAGAATAAGTTAGAAACAATCCTTAAAAGCTTTGAAGCTACAAAGTTAAGTGGTTATGTACCCACTAAAAAAAGTGGGGTTACTATTGGCACTGGTTTTGACATAGGACAACATAGCGAAGCTGAGCTTAAAAATCTTGGGTTTTCTCCAGCGTTAATAGCAAAACTAGCTCCTTACACAAATAATAAAAATAAAGCCAACGCTAAAAATTTACAAGTTACGGCTGAAGAAGCTGAGGCGATAGATCGAGCTGTCTTAGATTCTAAGGTAGCTGGGTTTGAAAGAAACTTTAGAGCTACACATGGGGGCAGGTTAGACGATTTAGATGAGAACACGCAATTAGCTTTAGCCTCTTCTTATTTTAATCTAGGTCAAAAAATGTTTGACTCAGAAAAAAATCCCGGTATGAATAAAGCATTGGCGATTGGCGATAAAAATGCAATCTTACAACAAATATCAAACTATCATGGTAAAACTCCGGGACAGCCTGTATCTCGCCGGGTAGTTGAAGCAGCCATAGGGGCGGGGGATGTAAACATAACGCCTGAGTCTCTTATTGGAATGAGAGATGTAGTATCTAAAGATAGCACTTTACGAAGACAACTTACAGCAGATTTCAATAAAAACAGGACACAGTTGCAGCCCACTAGCGGGGATCAAACTGACCCTAGTTACCAGCCTACGCAACGCTTTGAACAGATAGCCCCTCTTAATAGGGTTATCCCCGGCGGTTTAGATCCTTCCGATATAAGTGGTATCAAGTCACTGCAAAAAATGGTAGGGGCTAAACAAGACGGTGATTGGGGGCCTAATTCACAAATGGCCTACGACAACATGTTGGCGCAAAGGAACCAGTTTGCACAAGTAGACCCACGCAGAGTTGACGCAGTTCCAGACTATGAGCAAATGGCTAGAGTAATGCCTCAAGAAACTCAGTACGCAACAATGGACGATTTGTTAGCCGACAGAGACTTGATGGGTCGCTCTCTATTCACATGAAAACCGCCAGAATCCTAGTAGCGCTTTCTATTAGTATTTTGGCGGGATGTTCTGCTTTAAGCGCACTTGTGCCCGGCATGGGTGGTGGAACAAACGTCGCTGCCAACACTCAGATTGGTAAAGAGAATAACCAGACTGGTGTCCAAGTTGGTGACGTCAAAGAAAACAAAGTTGAGGCGCAACAAATCGGTAAGCTGTCGCAAGCAGAAACCGCCATTGACGCCGCCAACGTAACCATCAACAGTTTACCACCTTGGGTTCTGTTGTTAATCATCCTAGGCTGGATTTTACCTAGTCCAATGGAAATATACAAGGGGCTGATAAACGCTATCAAGAATAGTATAAGCTATATGTTTGGTGGTGTCATAACCCTTGTTAACCTTATAAGAGGTAAGTGATGTTAAAAATAATCCTGATAATCTTCTCATTAACCCCCAACGGTGAAGCAACCATTCTGGGCAAGCATGAGGTAAAGACGTTGGATGAGTGTGTTGTTAAAGCCACATACGTAAACTCAAACCCAGAGAATCCCTACAACGCTGCCTGTTACCCTATAGAGCTTAAGGCGAACCTGTGAGTGATTTAAAGATTGAATTACTCCCGTGGCAGAAAACGGTATGGGCTGATGAGACTCGCTTCCATGTGGTAGCGGCTGGTCGGCGAACAGGCAAGAGTAGATTGGCGGCTTACCGCTTAATAGTTGAGGCTTTACAAAGCCAGAGAGGGCATGTATTTTATGTTGCTCCTACGCAAGGTCAAGCTCGTGACATCATGTGGCAAGTCCTGCTTGAGGTTGGTCACTCTGTCATTACAGGTAGCCATATTAACAACTTGCAGATTAAGCTTATCAATGGGGCAACTATTAGTCTCAAAGGTGCTGATCGGCCTGAAACGATGCGGGGTGTTTCGCTAAAGTTTCTGGTACTCGATGAGTATGCAGATATGAAGCCAGCGGTGTGGGAGCAAATTTTACGCCCTGCACTGGCTGACTTGAAGGGTAGAGCGATGTTCATTGGTACGCCGATGGGTCGTAACCACTTCTATGATTTATACCAATACGGTTTAAAAGGAACCGATGACACCTTCCAGTCTTTTCACTTTACTTCGTTCGACAACCCGCTACTTGACCCTAAAGAGATTGAGGCAGCTAAGAAAAGCATGTCCTCATTTGCATTCCGGCAGGAGTTTATGGCATCTTTCGAGGCCGCAGGTGGTGAGTTATTCAAAGAAGAGTGGATAAAGTTTGACGAGGAAGAGCCTGCTGATGGTGACTTCTACATCGCGGTTGACTTGGCTGGCTTTGAGGCTGAGGGGTCTGTCGGTGTTAAGAACACTAGGCTGGACTCCACTGCCCTAGCTATTGTAAAGGCCAACGAGAAGGGCTGGTGGGTGGCAGAGATCATCTACGGCAGGTGGGATGTCAAGGAAACAGCCAAGAAGATATTCGATGCTGTTGCCAAGTACGAGCCTGTCGCTGTCGGCATTGAGAAGGGGATCGCTAAACAGGCGGTTATGCCCTACATGACCGACATTATGAAGAGAACCCAGACATTCTTCAGGGTTGACGAGCTAACACACGGTAATAAGAAGAAAACAGACCGTGTTGTATGGGCGCTGCAAGGGCGTTTTGAGAATGGTTACGTTACCCTCAACAAAGGTGACTGGAACAACGAGTTCCTAGACCAACTATTTCAGTTTCCAAACAAACTAGTACACGATGACTTGCCTGACGCACTGTCTTACATCGAGCAACTTGCAAAAGTAGCCTATGTTTTTGACTTTGAAGAGGAAGAGTACGAGTACCTAGACACAATTTCAGGATATTAACATGGATGACGATAAGAAATACAGCGACCAGAAGGTTGAAAATTGGGTTATCGATAAGGTAGACCAATGGCGCGACCACTATAGCGCTAACTACGAGCAGAAGTTTGACGAGTATTACCGTCTCTGGCGTGGTATCTGGTCAGCAGAGGACAAGACCCGCGACTCAGAGCGCTCACGTCTCATCTCACCAGCCCTTCAGCAAGCCGTGGAGTCATCTGTCGCTGAGGTGGAGGAGGCTACCTTCGGTCGTGGTAAGTGGTTTGACATTCGGGATGACCGTAATGATAAAGACCCAAGTGACATTGCCTACATGCGTGAGCAACTGTCTGAAGATTTCCACTATACCAAGACTCGCAAGGCTGTAGCCGAGTGTATCCTTAACGCCGCTGTTTATGGCACTGCCGTAGCCGAGTTGGTTATTGAGGAAACCAAGGAGATGAAGCCAGCTACCCAACCTATCATGGATGGGGCGATGCAAGCGTTTGGTGTTACTGTCCAAGACCGGGTTGTTATTAAACTACGACCAATCCTACCACAGAACTTCCTGATTGACCCTGTTGCCACCTCTATTGAGGATGCCTTGGGTGTTGCGATTGACGAGTTTGTTCCTAAACACCAAGTAGAGATTGGAATTCAAAATGGTATCTATCGGGATGTTGATATTGAGTCTGCCGCTACTGATTCAGACATTGAAGCAGACAAAGAGCTTACCTCTTTTGACGAAGATAAAGTTAGACTAACCAAGTATTACGGTTTAATCCCACGTCACTTGTACAACAGTGCGGTGATGGAGGAGTATGACGAAGATGGTGAGCTGTCCAAAGAAGTTAAGCCTGAAGAAGGTGAAGACGAAGAGGCTGAGGGCTACGTTGAGGTAATTGTTGTTATCGCCAACGGTGGTCAATTGCTCAAGATCGAAGAGAACCCCTACATGATGAAGGATCGCCCTGTTGTGGCTTTCCCTTGGGACGTAGTACCCTCTCGCTTCTGGGGTCGTGGTATCTGTGAGAAGGGCTATAACAGCCAGAAGGCTTTAGATGCTGAGCTTCGTGCCCGTATCGATGCCCTAGCCCTCACTGTCCACCCAATGATGGCTATGGACGCCTCTCGTATGCCTCGTGGGGCTAAACTAGAGATTCGTCCCGGCAAGACAATCCTCACTAACGGCAACCCTGCTGAAATCCTCCAGCCCTTTAAGTTTGGTAGCCTAGATCAGGTGACCTTTGCTCAGGCGGGTGAGTTGCAGAAGATGGTTCAGATGGCTACTGGCGCTATCGACGCTGCTGGCATCCCCGGAACAATCAATGGTGACGCTGCCGCTGGTGCTGTGTCCATGTCGATGGGTGCAATTATCAAGCGCCACAAGCGTACCCTGATTAACTTCCAAGAGTCTTTCCTAATCCCTATGATTGAGAAGACAGCGTGGCGTTACATGCAGTTTGACCCTGAGCACTACCCTGCTAGTGATTATAAGTTTGTACCTTCGTCATCTCTGGGCGTTATTGCTCGTGAGTATGAGGTTACCCAACTTGTACAACTGTTGCAGACGCTTGGTCAAGATAGCCCAATGTACCCCATGCTGGTTACAGCGGTTATTGACAACATGGGTCTGTCCAACCGTGAAGAGATTATCGCTCAACTGGCTGAGGTGTCTAAGCCTGACCCACAAGCGCAGCAAATGCAGCAGCAACAGATGCAAATGCAAATGGAAATGGCTCAAGCGCAGTTACAACTTGTTCAAGCTCAGTCATTAGAGGCTCAAGCGAGAGCACAGAAATACGCTGTCGAGGCTCAACTTGAACCAGAGGTTGTTAAGGCTAAGATGGCTGCGGCTATCTCTACCAACATCCAGCAGGGTAATGCTGATGATGCTGAGTTTGAGAAACGTGCCCGTATCGCTGATCTGATGCTCAAGGAAGCTGACATTAAGAGCAACGAGCGCATTGCAGCGATGCAAGTGAGCTACAAGAATAACAAACAAAACACTTGACAAATTTATAAAAGTGTGGTATAATTGCAACATCTCTCCACATTATGAAAGGATAAAGAGATGGACAAAGAACTACAAGATTATTACGAAACATTACTAGATTTGTTTGCCTCAAAGGGCTGGAAGCAATACCTAGAAGACATCTCCGACAATATGGAGCTACTTCAGGATATTACTACCATTCCCGATGAGAAACAATTCTGGTTTCGCAGAGGACAAATAGAAGCGGTACAGCGAGTTCTCTCTTACGAGTCAGCGATTAAAAACAGCTACGAGGACTTTGAGAGGGAAGTAAATGCCTAAACGTATCTACGAGTTTATCTGCGGAGATGACCACCTAACAGAAGCTTACATTGATTCGGAACTCCGAACAACCAATTGTAGCGTATGTGGTCAACCTGCTATTCGTATCGTTAGCAAGCCTATGGTCAAACTTGAGGGCGTGACCGGAGATTTTCCCGGAGCAGCAATGCAGTGGGAACGGAAGCGAAACGAGAAGATGGCGCAGGAAAGAAAGAGTGCCGCTGAATAAGCACAAGCACATAGTTATATTCCACAATGCTTATTAGCACGGAGAGTTTAATGGCAACATTTATTGACGAAGGCGACGAGCCACAACAAGACGAAGAAGAGTATTCATCTATCGAGGATGAAGAGGAACAGGCAACCCCTGAACAGGAACCTGAACCGGAAGATACAGAAGATGACATTCCTGAGAAGTATAAGGGCAAGTCTGTTAAAGATATTGTTCGTATGCATCAAGAGGCCGAACGCGCAATCGGCAAGCAAGGGAGTGAAGTCGGGGAACTTCGGCGTATTGTAGATGACTTTGTACAAGCCCAAACCGTCACAAAACAACAACAAGCCCCAGAAGTCGAGGAAGAGGTAGATTTCTTTACCGATCCCGAGAAGGCTGTTGCATCAGCTATTTCCAAGCATCCGAAGGTGCGCGAGGCAGAACAGCTCTCGGCACAAATGAAGAAGGCAGAAGCGCTGGCTAACCTAAAGTCTGCACATCCTGATTTTGATAAAGTCGTCCAAGACGGTAGCTTTGCAGAATGGATTAACAAGAGTAAGGTTAGGCAAGAGTTGTATAGTCGAGCTGATCGCTCGTATGATTTTGACGCTGCGAATGAGTTGTTAACCACTTGGAAAGAAAGATCCCAAGTAGTTGCTCAGTCACAAGAAGTCGAAAAAGCACAGCGTAAGCAAGCAGTCAAAAGCGCATCCACTGGTTCATCCAAGGGAAGTGGTGAGACTGCAAGTAAGAAAACCTATCGCAGAGCCGACATCATCGAACTCATGCGTACAAACCCTGACCGTTATCAACAGCTATCTGATGAGATTATGGCTGCATATGCGGAGGGTCGTGTTAAATAACCATTTTGAAAGATAATTTATATGGCACTCGGAACTAATCACGTCACCAATACAACTGGTGCAACGTTCATCCCTGAATTGTGGTCTGATGAAATCATCGCAGCCTACAAGCAAAACCTCGTTATGGCGAACCTCGTCTCTAAAATGTCCTTCAAGGGCAAAAAGGGCGACACTTTGCACATTCCTAAGCCCACTCGTGGCGCTGCTTCTCTCAAGGCTGCATCTACACAAGTGACCCTGCAAGCTGCAACTGAAACCGAAGTTCAGGTGTTGGTGAACAAGCACTATGAGTACAGCCGCTTGATCGAAGACATCACGGAAACTCAAGCTCTGGCTTCACTGCGTAAGTTTTACACTGGTGACGCTGGCTACGCGCTGGCTAAGCAAGTTGACACTGACTTGATCCAATTGGGTCGTGGCGCTCAAGGTGGTAACGGTACTGTCGCTTATGACAAGGCTGTTATCGCTTCTGACGGTTCTACCCTGTACACGGGCGCTAACGAAGCTGCAATCACTGACGCTGGTATCCGTAAGGTTATCCAGACGTTGGACGATGCTGACGTGCCTATGGACGGTCGTTGCTTGGTATTGCCTCCTGTGGCTCGTAACGTGATGATGGGCTTGGCTCGTTTCACTGAGCAAGCTTTTGTGGGTGAAGTCGGTGGTGGTAACACTATCCGTAACGGTCAAATCGGTAACGTCTACGGCGTTATGGTTTACGTTTCTACCAACTGCGAGACTGCCACTGGCGATGCTCGTATCGGTATGATGTTCCACAAGGACGCTTTTGTGTTGGCAGAGCAGTTGGGTGTACGCTCACAGACTCAGTACAAGCAAGAGTTCTTGGGCACATTGTTCACCTCTGACATGCTGTATGGCGTGAAAGAGTTGCGTGATGAAGCTGCTGTTGCAATCGCAATGGCTGCCTAATTAGGTTGACGGGGGACTTCTTAGGGAGTCTCCCTTCTTTGTTAAAGGGCTTTCTTGTAGAGTCTTTCAACAAAGGAACAAGGAGATTTTATGGCTATTTACCGTGGCTCTGGTGGTAGTGGTGATGCTACCAATGATGCTTCTATAGCGGCTGTCACAGCCCTTACGATTCGTGCTGAAGATGCTGCTGATGCGGCAGAGGCAAGCGCAGCCGCTGCAACGGATGGTGGCAGGCTTACCGCAGGCACAACCACTACAGGAAACCCCGGCACAAACGCGTCTGTGGTTATTACAGGGGATGTTGGTGAGCAAGTAGTCTCTTTTACCATCCCTCGTGGTGATGTAGGAGCTACAGGTGCTCAAGGGCTACAAGGCGATGCAGGCCCTCAAGGTATTCAAGGTATCCAAGGCGCTACTGGCGACACAGGCCCTCAAGGGCTACAAGGCGATGCAGGCCCTCAGGGTATTCAAGGTATCCAAGGTGAGACAGGAGCTACTGGCCCTCAAGGGTTACAGGGCGATACAGGCCCTCAAGGTATCCAAGGTATTCAAGGTATCCAAGGTGAGACAGGAGCCACAGGCCCTCAAGGGTTACAGGGCGATACAGGCCCCCAAGGTATCCAAGGTATTCAGGGTATCCAAGGTGAGACAGGAGAAACTGGTGCTACAGGCCCACAAGGTGAGCAAGGCATCCAAGGTATTCAGGGTATTCAAGGCGAGACAGGCGCAACAGGCGCTGGTGTTGTTGTTGGTGGTACGACTGGTCAGGTTTTAAGTAAAGCTAGTGCTACTGACTACGATACCGAGTGGACTACTATTGATGCTCTACCAGATCAAACGGGTAACAGTGGTAAGTATTTAACCACAGATGGTACTGATCCTTCTTGGGGGACTGTAGGTGGAGGGGATGCTGCACTAGCTTCTTGGCCTGTTGGTTCTGTATTTATTTCTGTAGTTGCCACAAACCCAAACACTCTTTTAGGTGGTGGAACATGGGTAGCCTTTGGTGCTGGTCGTGTTCTGGTTGGTATTGATGCTGGACAGACTGAGTTTGATACGGTAGAAGAAGTTGGAGGTGCTAAGACACACACTCTGACAACGGCACAAATGCCAAGTCACACGCACACGGTAAATTATGGTAATCTTGACTGGGTGGGTGGCTCTACTTCTTTCCAAGGTAGACTCGTTGTGCAGGGCGCTTTATCCTCTGGTGCTGCTGGTGGTAATGGTGCTCACAACAACTTACAACCATACATTGTTTGCCACTTCTGGAAAAGGATAGCCTAAAAATGAGATTAACTATTATTCCCTCGGATAACATGATAAGCATGGACGGGCGTGTTTTGGAGTTTTCTTTTGACGCACCTTCTGACTTACACGCAATACAATGGTATGACGATAATACTGGGGACGTTGCGACAGATGGTGGAAGACAGTCTCGGAGCGCAACCCTTGATGATGTTACGCCTTATGTCAATCTGTTTAATGCCGAAGCACAACGATTGGAAAATATTGAAGTACCTCCTCCTACCTACGCAGAACTACGTGCCGCAGAGTACCCACCAATAGAAGACTATATTGACGGTGTTGTAAAGGGTGACCAAGCGCAGATTGACGCATATATTGCGGCCTGTCAGGCTGTTAAAGCTAAGTATCCAAAGGGTGAATAACAATGGGAAACATAGACCCCGTAGAATATGGGAGACTAACAGCACAGGTTGAGAACTTAACTTGTAAAGTAGAGAGCATGGAGACAGACATCAAAGAGCTACTGGCCTTGGCTAACAAAAGCAAAGGTGGGTTCTGGATGGGTATGTCTATAGCCTCCGCTGCTGGTGGTTTACTTACATGGCTTTTAACATATTGGAATAGATAATGCTTGCTGAACTTGCGATAGCCAACGCTGCTTTTGGTGTTATTAAGGAGACTATAGCCAATGGTGGTGACATTATGGCAGCGGGTCAGCACATCTTCAAGTTCTTTGATTCTAAGTCTGAGCTTGCAAAGAAAGCTAATAAGTCGGGATCAGACTCAGAGGCTTTCTTTGCGCTGGAGCAGATTAAGCAACATGAGGCGGCTATCCAAGAGCTATTCATCTATCAAGGCAGAGCAGGGCTTTGGGATGATTGGTTAAAGTTTCAAGCGGAGGCAAAGCGTAAACGTGATGCTGAGGCTAGAGAGATTGTGTTAGCGGAGATTAAACGTAAAGAGAAACTGTGGGCTGTGATTAACGGATTCTTAATTATCGCCTCTGTCTTAACAGGGGTAGTCATTATAGCTGGTTTCATCTGGCTTGTTGTAACAAAGGGTGCATTATGAGAGAATTACCAAAGCGCAATGAGCGTTCCAAGAAGAACAAGAAGAAGAAGAAATGAAACACACAGTAGGTAAAATAATACAACCCGCTACGTTGACAGAGTTGTTTAAAGTCCCCGCTGGTTATAAAGCTGAGGTTAGTACCTTGTTTGCTAGTAACCGCCAAGGGAATAACAAAACTGTCTCCATGTACTGGCAACACGCTCACGACATAGACCACAAGATTTATATTATAACTGAGTATGTACTTAACGCTAACGACTATGTACAGTTTAGCGACAGTATGGTTATGCAAAGCGGTGACTCCATACAAGTGCTGACAGAAGCTGCCTCGTTAATGAATGTTATGGCTTCGTTTGACCTCAGAAAAGAACCACAAACTGTAGCATTTGACGGTGAATAAGCTTGACAAATTGAGAAATCTGTGGTATAATAGCAACAAAGGAAGAAACAAATGACATATTTAGAACTTGTCAATAAAGTCTTACGTCGATTACGTGAGTCAGAAACAGGTACTGTTCAAGGTGTAGGTGATGTTAACAGTTATCCACGCCTTATCGGAGACTTTGTTAATGAAGCAAAGAGTCAGGTTGAAGCTGCGTGGGACTGGAGTGCTCTTCGGTCTACCTTGACCCTGACTACTACAGCTAACATCTTTAACTACGAGTTGAATGGTGCGAAGAATAACTTCAAGGTGTTAGATGTCTGGAATGACACTAAGGACATTGAGTTACAGTATCAGACTAGCTCTTGGTTCAACAAGGCATTTATAGGTAGCGATGCCCCAAGAGGCTGTCCCTCCTACTACAACTTTAACGGTGTTAGTGTAGACCGCGATACTCAAGTAGACTTATACCCAATTCCTGATGGTGTATATGATTTACGTTTTAACATCTTGTTACGTAACGAAGAGTTAACAGCGGATGCAGATACTGTTGTAATACCGACCCGACCTATCGTCCTGTTTGCTACGGCGATGGCGATTGAGGAACGTGGTGAAGATGGTGGTCAACAGAGTATTAACGCCTACGGTGCTGCTCAGTCGGCATTGGCAGATGAGATTGCGATGGATGCGGCTCGTCACCCAGAGGATACTATTTGGTATAGCGTATGAAACAATTACAAACACTCTCAGTAGTCTCTCCCGGCTTCTTCGGTTTAAACACCCAAGAGAGTGGCATCACCTTATCATCTAACTACGCGCAAGAAACTAACAATGTTATTATTGATAAGTATGGTCGCTTAGGTTCCCGTAAGGGTTGGCAGATGCGTACATTAGAAGGTGATACACAGCTTGAAGGTGAACCCATAGAGTTCTTGATGGAGCATATTAACGGTGATAACACTGCTGTTACTATCTCTGGCGGTAATAGTAAGTTGCTCCTCAACGGTTCTAATGTTGACAACTTTATCGAGATAACACCTGCTGGTTACACGATTACAAAGAACAACTGGAAAGGTGCTTCGTTATACGACCATGCTTTAATTGTTCAAGAGGCACATGCTCCTATTGTCTACTGTGAGAGTGAGTCACCAGTAACGCAAACTCTTGACGATGTTACAGGGGTTACTCAGTCTTTCGGACTTAATCACCCTAGGGACGTTCTTGCTGCCTATGGTCGCTTTTGGGTACACGATGGAACCTTTGTCTACTGGTCAACAGATATAGCAGACTCAGCCTTTCCAGCCTTTGCAGGGGGCACTAGCGGCTTTCTAAACATTGCCTCTGTCCTCCCTAACAACGTGGATACTATCGTTGCCTTAGCCTCTTACAACGGCTTCTTGGTTATCTTCTGTGAGCGTAACATTATTGTTTACAGAGGGCCAGAGAACCCACTAGGCGACTTTGCACTTCAGGATGTTATCGCAGGGGTTGGCTGTGTTGCTCGTGATAGTGTGCAAGGTACAGGTAATGACTTGATCTTCCTATCTGATACAGGTGTTCGTTCTTTGGGTCGCTTGATTCAAGAGAAGTCTGTACCGTTACGTGATTTAACAACTAATGTCCGTGATGACGTGTTACTTGACATAACGATAGAACGGTTTAACACGGTGATTACAGATGGTGCTTCTGACCTACGGAATGTAAAGTCAGTGTACTCTGAGTTAAACGCTTTCTACCTGCTCTCCTTACCTTCTCTCAAAAAGGTATATTGTCTAGATATGCGTAAGCCCTTAGACACAGGAGCTGCCCGTGTTACTACTTGGACAGAGTACGAGGCAAAGGCGCTTACCCGCACTCGTGGTCGTGAGTTGTTAATTGGTAAGCCTGACGGTATTGGTGTTTATGACACATACCAAGACAACGGTGCAGCGTACCAGCTTAAATACTCCTCGCACTATTTGGACTTAGGGCTACCTACTGCCAATAAAATGCTCAAGCAGATTAACGCTACCGTTATCGGAGGTACTAACCAAACGTTTGTCATTAAGACTAGCTTTGATTATACTGGCGCTATTCGTTCTTTCCCCTTCACCATTATAACTGGAGAGGTTTTTGAGTATGGGATTGCTGAGTATAACATCTCTGAATACACATTTGGTGTTGTTCTTGAGGCAGTTAAAAGCAATGCTGGTGGTAGTGGAAACGTAATTCAAATCGGCTTTGAGGCTGAGGTAAATGGTAATGAGTTGTCAGTACAAAAGATTGACATGTTTGCTAAAACAGGAAGGATAAGTTAATGTCAAATTATTTAAAGGTTACAAACTTTGCCGTTAAGGATGGTTTAACCACAGGAGATCCAAACAAGATTGTTAAAGGCGCTGAGATTAACTTTGAGTTCGACGCCATTCAAACAGCAGTTAACGGAAAGGCTGACTTAGAAAGCCCTGTCTTTACTGGCGCACCTAAAGCACCCACAGCTCCCTTGGGCACAGAGACAACGCAAATAGCGAGTACCTTGTTTGTTAAGCAAACTATCGACGCTAATAATGAGGTAGGGACTCTTGGCACACAAGATAAGGATGCCGTAGATATTACGGGTGGGACAATAGTAGGGTTAACTCAACTTGAGATAGATGCTTCTGCTCAGGCGGGGACACAAGCAAGTTTAGATGTTCCCTCTAGGACAGGCGCTGGTGCTTCTGGCTCTTGGGCTATTGATATAACAGGGTCACCAGCAAGCATTTCAACCGCTGTGGTTAATGCTGCAATTGCGGGTTCAACTCTAGGGTCAATAGGCACTTATACTCTACTGTCTGTAGATCCCGTTCCCGGCACTTTTTACTACGTGAGTCTAAATTCAAACCTTTCCCCCGGCGATGTTAGTATGTATCAGCATGGCGTGGCTCCCGGTACTTGGAGGGCTATGGGGCCTATATCTGGTTCAGCCAACGGCGCATACGCTACAAATCTTTATCTTAGATACGCATAAAAGGTATTATCATGGCAAACTTTACTTCACTTAAAAACCCTAAATGGGCTAACGACGAGCAAACAGCAATTGTTTGTCTTGTCACTTTTGACATATTTGGCGACGAAGAGATTTATTTCGTTGCTACTAATTACGACCCCGAAGAGCATGGGCGTGTACTCTTCCAAGAGTTGGTTGATGGCAAACATGGGCCTATTGCGCCTAAAGGAGAATAAGTATGGATCCGGCAACGATGGGGCTTATTGCTCAAGTAGGGGGCGGTTTATTGGCGGGGATGGGTGCTGATAGCGCTGGAAGTGGTATGGGTGCGGCAGCTTTAAGAGCCGCTGAGATGGCAAGGTTTGACCCTTATGGTGTTACAACAGGTAACGCTAAGGCTATCTTTGATACAGATGCAAAGACAGCTACCTACGAGTTAACCCCTGATATGCAAGCCCGACGAGATCGGATGTATGGGTTAAGCGATGAGCAGTTAGCAGCGATTAACCTAGACACCTCTCAGAACGCTCTAGATTATTATAACCAACAGCAAGGCTTAATGTCTGGTGGTCGTACAGCAGAAGACATTGCCCTTCGTCAGTCTCAACTAGCTGGCGGTCGTATTGGCTTAGGTTTGTCAGGCGCGGCTGTGGGTGCTGGAGCAGGTACGGGGTATGTTAACCCTGAGCAATACCAACGCGACTTAGCTCGTGCTCAAGCGGATGCTCAGTTAAGTGCCTTGTCAGATGAGAGAGCAAGGTCAATACTAGACCAAGACATCGCCCGTGGTCAAGGGTTCTTTAACTTTGGACAGGGTATTGAACAACTGGGTATTGATACAATGAACCTTGGTGCTGACTACGGTAAAGCCTCTGCTCAAGCTGGCGCTAATGCTGGTCAGTTATTGTTAGGTGGTCAAAAAGCTGCTACTGATTATAACTTATCTGGGGATCTAAATAGAGCAGGGATGTTACAGCAATTTGGTACAGGGTTAATCAACAACAGTGGACAAGGTGGTAATACGCCTTTTAACCTTACTTTTGATGGGGGTTCAAACAGCTACGGAGACACAGGTAGCATATGGGGCAACTCAATTTACTCACCTTAACAGAGGAATAAATAATGGCTAGTGAAATTTTAGGTTTATTTGGAAAGACTCCTGCTCAAATACGTCAAGAGCAATTTGACAGTATGATGGTTTCTCCTACTCAGACGGGGAGCCAAGGGTTACTTCAACAAGTAGTTTCAATGGGGAGGAATGCTGGTTCAGCGGCTGGCGGTATGGCTGGTCGTATGATGGGTGGTATGGCTCCCGGCGAACGTGAAGCAATGGTTATGCAAGACGTGATGCAACAAGTGGGGCAAGACCCTAACATGACACAGGCTGAGCGTTTGCGTAAGATGGCTGAGATTGTATCACAACAACCGGGCATGGGGGATCAAGCCTTAAAGTTGCAAGCGGCAGCTAACCAGCTGGAAGCCCAGAAGATGAAGATTGACGAGGCTAAGTTCAAACAGGCTAATAGGTTTGAAGACAGGAAAGAAACAAGAATGGTTCCTGATGTGTACGGTGGTTTTGTACCTAAGCAATTCTACTGGACTGAGAAGTATAATGAGCAAACAGGTAAGTGGGAGAAGATGACTGCCCCTTCTGAGACACCTCCTCCTGCTGCTGGTGGTGGTGGTGGTGGAGAGGATAAAAATGCCTTGGATGCGGAAGCTGAACGGAGAGCTAAAGAAAAAGCAGGGGAGACCCAAGGAGGGGCTACTACTCCGGAATCAGTAAACGATTTGGTTAATGCTTCCACAAGCAACGTTGACATGGCTGCTCTAGAAAAGCAAGCTCAAGCTGATCGTGCTAATGCAGCATATGAAACTGAAGCTAAAGAGATAAGTAGTTTGTATCAGTTAACACCTGCTGTTATTGCTGGCCTCACTAGACAGCAAGCTATAGCTGCCTTTAGGAAATACAAGAAGAATTTAACTAAAGAACAGACTGATGCTATCTTGGAAAAAGCAGGGGCACGTCGTACTCAATTTAGATAAGCAATACAAAGAAAGTAAAGAATGGCAACACAAATACCACTTAGAGAGGGTCTCGACCTAAGTTTAATACCTGATGCAGACTTGGATGCGTTAAGAGCTAACGACCTACCTGCTGTGTCTGATGCCACTCTAAACTATTTACGAGATGAGGGTGGTAGTTCTTGGGATGCTTTTTCTTCCAACGCTGAAAGGGGGTTAACCTCTTCCTTGCGTGGGTTAGGTATCCTACAGCCGGATGAGGCAGCAGACTTACAATCAGAGCGCGAGAGTCGGATGCTTCTGGATACTAACCCCTTCGCTGGTTGGTCTGGTTTGTTAATAGGCTCTGCCCTTGACCCTGTAACCCTCCCTGCGGCTATCCTGAAGCCTTTAGCCATTGGTGGTAGGATAGCTACAGGTGCGTTACGTGGCTCCGCTGGTGGTGCGTTTGGTGGCCTTGTTGACCCTGTGTATGAAGACATGGGTGATAGTCGTGCCCTTAACGTAACTGGTGGTGCTGTCCTCGGTGGTGCTCTCGGTGGCTTGGTTGGTAGGTTATTCGGTAAGGCAGCGCCCAAGGCTGAGGTAGATGGTAAGGTGGGGTCAGAGGCTGAGGCAGATGCTGCTAAGATTTTAGATGCAGAAGACCCAGCTAAGGCCATCGACGAAGTAGCGGCTAAGGCTGAAGAACCTGCTATCCCTGAGAGTGCTGTGTTTAACAGAGAGTCAGGTATCTTTGAGACGTTTGCTGAGGAGACACCGACTGTTGACCTTAACATGCCACGTCAACTGGCGGGGGCTAAGCCTAGGTTTAACAAGTTTACCACAGGCTTTGATAATGATATTGACAAGGCTCTTTACATCGTAGGCAACAGTACTTCCAAGAGTGCTCAGCATGACGCATACGTTGACTGGTTAAAAAGGGTAACGGGGCTGGATGATACTGGTGTTATAGCAGTGGCTCGTAGCGCTCGTGCAGAACTGGTTAAATCCTTTGGACGCACAACCCCTGATGCTAAGGGTAATTTGCTTGCTGAGCCTAGTACTTTCTCTCAGGACATCAGACAAAAACTAACAGCACCACGCCAAGTAGCTACCCCTGTTAGACCAACTGTCACAGTCAAGGATGGCTTGGACGATAAGGATTTAGCCCTGCTTGAGAAAGCTGGTGTTAAGATGGTTGTCGGTCGAGATGGTACCCTACTGCTTCAGGACTTGTTTAACTCTAGTAAGGTAATGCTCAACGGTGAGTTTATGCGCCGTATCGAAGCTGCTGGTATTGGCATCGACCTACCTGCCTTCCGTAAGCGTACAAAGGCTGAGACTGAGGCTAACAAGGCCGCTGAGCGTGAGCAGATGATGTCTCCTGAGTTTTGGAGCCGTCAAGAGCCACCATCAGCAGACCGTGCCCCAGTGTTTGACCGTCAGACTTGGACAAATGTTGAGCCAATGTCGGAAAACACAAGGGCTGCATGGACTAGACCTCCCCGTCCTACTAACCAAGCTCCTAGTATGGAGGGGTTACAGACTGGTGCTCCTCGTGAGGGTGATGCGGCTGGTGCTACACGCGCTAAACCCTCAAGCATTTACGGTTCAGACCTTGCTCCGGGGATAGCTAACATGTCTCCCACTGAGCTGGCTATGCGCTCCACGATGATTGAGCCAGAGGAGGTTATGAAGATGATGCCCCCTAAGGTCAGAGCAGCAGAAGAGGCTAAGCACCCCACAGGATTGGCTGAGTACTTGAGTGAGGGTCAAGTGCGACTGAAGGAAATCTTGAAGGACAATAACAACATCGTAGAGTGGATGCTGGCTAAGAGTAGAGCTAGGCGACCAATGAGCGAAGTGGATGCTGGAGCCTTTGCACCCTTCTATCATCAAGCTATGGCGGCTCGTGAGGTGGTGTTAGATAAGGCAGTGGCTCACCGTGCTGCTGGTGGTTCTTTTGAATCAGGTGAAGGTGCTAAGTTAGCTGAAGACTTATTGTACTACACTGGCATTGCCTTGTTTAAGAAGAATGAGGGCAGTAAGGCTGGTCGTGCCCTAAATGCTTTCCGGTTACTATCTGAGAAGGCGCGTAAGGGACAGACTGTTAAGAATATATTTCCGGGAGTGACTTGTTAATGGCAAAATTAGATAGTGAAGCATGTGCGATTGACCTTGACCAACTCCTCGACGCAAGAGAAAAGTATAAGAACATAGACCCTGAGAAGGCCGATGAACTTGTTAACTCTTTCGTTGAGCAGGGGCTTGAGGGTAAGAAGCCTAACCTCGGTATGAAGGTTAACGAGTACTTAATCAACGGTATGTTGTCAGGTACAGGCACTCCTGTGGTTAACACTATCGGTGGTGGCATCCAGACGATCATGAAGCCTCTCTTGAACCTCATCGATGCCTATGTACCTAAACAGGGTGTAACGCCCGTACAAGCCCAACGAGAGCGTCGAGCAGCTAAGGCAGCAGTGTCTGCCCTTATGGATGGATGGAAGACGGATTTAGTCTTCTTGTCTCGTGGGTTTAGCACTGGGTTGCCTGTTGACTTTAAGATAACTCCTAGAGCATTAGGGTTATCAGAGAAACAGTTTAACGAACTGATGGTGGACTTAGGGGCTTCCCCTGACATTAATGGTAAGGTTAACCCAGAGCTTGCACGACAGGTATTGGGTGAAAGCTACGACTACATGACTCACGCCATTGGGGGTAAGACAGGTGAAATTGTACGCCTACCCACTAAGCTAACTGTCGGTATCGATGAGTACTTCAAGGCACGTCTACGCTCACAGCGGATGATGAACTACCTAAGCAAGAAGGCATCGCTGGATGAGGAGAAGGGTTTAGGTTCTTACGATGACCTGTACCAGAAGTATAAGAAGGAAACCTTTGCTGACGGTAAGGCTGAGGAGTTGTACGGTAACATGGATAGGTTTGAGCAGATGGTTGGCGATGAGTTTGATACCGCTATCTTTGATGTTCGTAACTACGCTGTCGATGGTACGTTCCAAGCTAAGCTCCAAGGGATGTTGAAGAAGATTTCTGAGGCTAAAGGCGAAGGTCGTACCCCGGCTGAGGTGTTCTTAACCCAGACAATCCCCTTCCTGCGTACCCCTTGGAACATCTTTAAGGAGAGTGCTGGTTACATCCCCGGTGTTGGTGTTGTTGTCCGTCCCACAAAGACTGTAACAACCAAGCGTATCCGTGAGGCATCAGATGGGGAGCAGATAGTAGACTTTGTTACAGCCAACGAGAACATGTCCAAGATGGATATGATTCCACGTCAGCTTGTAGGCTTCGCTATCACAGGCGGGGTGTACCAGTTATTCGACAGTGAGCTAATCACAGGCTCTATGCCTTCCGACCCTGCTGAGCGTAACACATGGAAGTCATTAGGCAAGCCAGCTACCTCAATCAAAATTGGGGACACATGGGTTGACTACTCTCGTGCTGAACCGCTGGCAACAGTGCTCGGTATGATGACTGATCTGTTCGCTGAGCAAAAGCGCATCATGGATGGAGAGGTTCAAGCAGGTAAAGAATGGGAGGATATCCAGAAGAAAGCGTGGGCATCTGTCAAAACCAACATGCTACAGAAGACGTTCATGCAGGGCTTTGCTGACCTGTCTGACGCCTTGTTTGCCAATGATACTGCAAGGGCACAGGGGTTATTAGACAACTACGCTAAGCGCTTCATCCCCGCCCTGTCTAACACATTGGCTCGTGCCGGAGACCCTAATGAGCGTGAGGCTGTTAGCACAATCGAGAAGATGCAACAGCGTATCCCCGGTGCTCGTAACCTCCTACCTAAGAACTACGGGTTGGTTAATGCTGATCCTAACAACACATCCCCAGAAGCGCTTAAGACTAACCTGTCACAAGCAATCTCTGGTGTTGCTATTGATGATGTACAGACAGACTTCCAAAAGAGGTTGAGTGACATCGGGTTCTCAGTGTCCACAGTGTCACGTAAGGTAGGCGGGGAACAGTTAACCGCACAAGAGTACAGTGATTACAAGCGTTATATAAACGAACTGGCAACCCCCGTATTCAAAGCTGCCCTGCCTAACTTGGAGAAGATAGGTAACAAGAAGACAGCGGAGTATGCCATTGAGAGAAAGATTATGCCTAAGATAAAGAGGCGAGCACTTCTGCGGTTACGTCAACAGTACCCCAGACTCACCGAAGCTATCAAAGAGGATAAGATATTCCAACGAATAGGTAACCAGTAACAACAAAGCCCCTAAGCAGTGATGCCTAGGGGCTTTTTTTTAGTCTTTTATTTCTAAGACTTCAGGATCTAACTCAGAGAACTCACCGATGTAGATGGAGAAGAAGGGGACACGAATGATAAGCCCCTCATAGGCGGCTACAAATCTACCCTCATCATCCCCTACCACATGGCAGATGTTGTCGTTATGTTCGACGTCGAAGCCAATGCCTAGACGCATGTTAATGTTAATCATTTACTGTCCTCATGGTTAAGTCTGGCGATGATGTAATTCTTAACCAAGCTACTACGGACAATGTCAGCCACCGAGAACTCAATCTCTGTAAACTCTTTCATCGACCGCAGGATGGTTAAGAACTCAAGCAATCCACTTTTATCATCTCTCTTCTTCAAGTCCACCTGTCGATAGTCACCGCATAAGAAGAACTTAGACGTGTGACCAATACGGGTGATGATGGTGTCCAGCTCATGCATCGTACAGTTTTGACTCTCATCAAGGATAACGATAGCATTGTTAAACGTAGTCCCTCGGATAAAGGAGGTGGATAGGAACTCAACATAACCCTGCTCCACCAATCTATCCCAAGCGTCTTTGCGTTTGAACAACTCAGCCGCTATCTGCTTGTACGGCTCAGTAAACTGATTCATCTTCTCCTCGGCATCACCCGGTAGGTGACCCATCTCCCTACTCTGCACACTACTACGGATAATAACAAGCTTGGCGTAGGGGTTACTTCGATCCATAACCTCCTCAAGCGCCTTGTAGAAAGCGATGTATGTCTTACCCGTACCAGCCACACCAGACAGAGCACAGAAGTAGTGCCCCTGCTGGTATGCGTCAAAGAACTCCTTCTGCTTCTCTGTCTTAGGGCTGATGGTTAGCATATCATCTAACTTCATCTTTAGCCCATGTTGCGGTTTAGACTCTGAGTCCGTTGCTCGTTTCTTTGTTACCATTAAGCTGCTTTCCCCCATACGTCATCCCATGTGCCCTCAGTAGCACCCTTGGAATAATCTGTTACACGTTGTTCAAAGAAGTTAGTGTGGCTTACGCCTAACATACCATCCACCCAAGGCAGAGGATTCTTCTTCACCTTAAAGACACCTTTCATACCCATACTAATCAGGCGACGGTCAGCGATGTAGCGGATATACTCCTTTACCTCTTCTGCTGTCAGCCCCTCTACGTCATACATGCCGAAGGCTAGGTCAATAAACTTATCCTCTAGCGCCACCATCTCTTGGGCGATTTCTTTCACACGCGCGCTTGAGCTATCTTTAGGGTTCTGTTTAACCCAATCACGATACACCTTAATCATCCCCTCAGCGTGTTGCGTCTCATCCACGATAGACCAAGCAATAATCTGGCCTAACCCCTTGAGCTTACCATGACGGGCAAAGTTAAGCAACATAACAAAGGAGGAGAACAGTTGCATACCCTCACCAAAGGCGCTAATCGTGGCAATCTTCTCTGCCATCGGTGCGTCACCTAGGTTCTGGTAGTACTCATGCTTCTCCACCATCTCACCATACTGTAGGAACTCGTTGTAGGTACTCTCAGGCAACCCCAGTGTTTCAATCAGGTGAGCGTAGGCGGCGACGTGCAAAGCTTCTCGTCCGGCAAATCCACTCATCATCATCCGCACCTCTGGTTGCTTAAACACGGGGAGGTAGTGTGTGTAATACCCATCTCCAATGTCCAAGTCACCCTGCACAAAGAAGCGTAGGATTTTGGTTAAGAACTCCTTCTCTTCCTTCTTCAGCTTCTTCTGGTAATCCTTTAAATCTTCCCCCATCGGAACCTCTGAGTGTAACCAGTGGCTCTGCTCATGTTGTAACCAAGCGTCGTATGCCCAAGGGTATTTGAACGGCTTGAATGTATTTCTCTCTTCTGTCAATTGTGGCTTCATTACCATTGTCTCCATGTGTTAGCAATAATGTGTAAGCAGGTGGCTATCTCTAACCACCTTATCCAAGTTAACCTTCGCAAGCTAGGCATGTCTCTCCATTTGCAATAGCTGTCATATCAATAGTCTCCTCGATGCGCTGGCGTTTAACCTGAGCACCAACCTTCTCTGCCTTACGCACCTTGTCAGAGCGCAGGTAGTACAAACTCTTCAACCCCTGCTTCCAAGCCATGAAGTGTACAGCATGTAGATAGGCAATGGTTGTATTGGGCTGGAAGAATAGGTTAACACTCTGTCCTTGGTCAATAAACTCCTGTCGATCTGCTGCCAACTCTACCAACCATCGCTGGTCAATCTCCATCGCTGTCTTGAATACTTCCTTCACATCCTCTGGTATGTCCAGATGCTGAACACTACCGTCATGTGAGATGATAGAAGCCCAAGTGTCATCGTTGTCCAACCCTAGCTCAGCAAGCCGCTTAACAAGGAAACGGTTACGGTAGACATGTGCCCCACTTAGGGTATCCTGCCGAAAAACATTTGCTCGATACGGCTCAATGGATGGCGAAGTGTTACCCATAATAAGACTGGAAGAAGCATTGGGAGCGATAGCCATATGATGACTAAACCGACGCTCAATGCCATACTCAGCTGCATCCGGGCAAGCGCCTCTTTTAAGAACAAGGTTATTGTCTGCACGTTCGCACTCCTTCTTTATATACTTAAAAATATCACGGTTAGTCAACTTAGACATAACCCCATCGATAGCCATCCCACTCTTCTGCAAGTAGGCGTGGAACCCTAGAGTACCAAGTCCAACAGACCTCTCACGGGAAGCAGAGTAAACTGCACGACGAATATGGTGAGGAGCGTTATCGAGAAAATAGTTAAGCACGTTATCAAGCATCTCCATAACATCCGGGATAAAAAGATCAACACCTCGCCAATCATCGTAGTACTCCAAGTTAAGGCTAGACAGACAACACACTGCTGTTCTGTCAGCACTGGTAGGCAGGAAGATTTCAGTACATAGGTTAGACCCATTGATCTTTAAATCCTGTGCCTGTAACCACTCAGGCATATCCCTGTTAGCCGTATCAATGAAGATGAAGTATGGCTCACCTGTTGTCATACGCAACTCTAACATCTTCTGCCACAAGTACTTTGCACTAACTACCTCAGCCACCTCACCGTTCGCAGGGTTAACCAACTCCCAGTCATCGTTGGCCTCCGGGTCTTTCATGCAACGCTCAATCACCTGCATAAACTTATCACTGATATTAACACCATGATTGAGGTTCAGTGTCCTCATGTTCTGGTCACCAGTGGGCTTACGCATCTCCAAGAACTGAATGATGTCAGGGTGAGATACATCCAAGAATGCAGCATAGGAACCCCGACGTGTACGACCCTGACGGTATGCCAGAGAGGACGCATCATACATCTTCAGGTGCGGCATCACGCCAGTAGATTTATCATCACTGTTGCGGATACCAAGGTGAACACCAACCCCGCCTCCAAGCATTGATAGCCAGTTAGTCTCAGACAGATTAGCGACCAAACCTTCTGCGCTATCATCCATATAATTGAGAAAGCAAGAGATAGGTAACCCACGCTTACTACGGCCAAAAGAAAGAATGGGAGTGCTATAAGACAACCAATGCTTAGAACTGTACTCGTATAATCTCTGAGCGTGTTCAGGGTTGCTTGAGAAAGCTTCTGATACAAATGCAAACCTTTCTTGTGGGCTAACTTCATCATCTTTCATGTAACTTTCTTTGAGACGCTGTAACCCCAAGGAGTCAAACAGGCTATCCCGTGTTAAATCAATCTTAATTGTCATCCAATATTTCCTCTAGGTAATCGGCACGTTCTTCAATGGCATCCATAAACTTGGCAACGAGATCAGTACTACGAATGTCCAGTAGTTCCAATATCGTCACCTCGTCTAGGCGCTCTAGTTTATCACAAATGTCAGGCAGGGTGAGCATATTTCTTTTGTAGGTAGTTCATCGACAAGAACATCTCATCGAACGCACCTTCCTCCACTTCGTTTAACACCACTAACCCACGCCAGTGTTTGTTGCTTAGTTGATCCATGTAGTCCTCATCATGTAGATAGAAGCTACCCGCAATAATACCACAGATTGCCTTCCCATCTGCCCTCTTCCCATACGCTACCTGCTTGCCCTGTTGATGGCCTGCCACACATGACATATGAAGTTTGTTAACGATGACAGTCGCACTGGACGCAGGTCTTCCCATAACACCAACAGGCCAGTAATGACAAAAGCCCACACCGTTAATGAATAGAGGTCTAAGGAACTCATGTACTTCCCAATCTTTCTCGTACTCTAGATCAGCTACACTAATAGCCCCTTCAAGTATAGGGTTATTAGCTACTGCTCTGTTGATACGGTTCTCGTGGTTACCTAATGTCATCACCATGCGGGGCTTGTAAACCTTAGTCTTGTTAGCTTTCTGACTGGCTTGCAAATCCCGCAACGGTTTCAACAGCTTCTTCATCCCAATCTTAGCGAAGGCAATGTCATCCTTATAACGCTTGCCCTCGAAGTATTTACTGCCCACCTTATCGTGCGTAGACAGGGAGGGCATGTCGGCAAAGTCTCCTATGTTAACCACCACGTCAGGGCGATAGTCACAGATGGCTTTACCTGCCCACTCAAGATGTTCTGTCGGAATCCCCGGCTTGACTTGACAATCAGGAATAATTAGTATTTTCATTCGTACTCCAGTAATCCTCAAACAGACATTCAACTTTCTCATGGACACCTACATAACCACATGAGTCCATGAAGGCAGCAAACTGTAGCATAACATCAGTCCACTGTGCATCCTCCCCACAGACATAGAATAACTCTGAGCTAGTCTCCACGCTAGGCCGTGAGCAATTCTTCTTAAAGTGGTAATACTGTTTATCCATTCTTCTCTCCATAAATGCTAGGGAACAAGTCAGTCAATATATCCTTACACTGATCTGCTACTTCCCTATGTTCTTTTTGTGTTGCCTCGTCACAGCGAATGTCCACATAGTGCATCCAACTCCGCAACGTCCCGTTCATGTACATCCGACTATTGGTTAACCCTTCAGGCAGAATCTTACGCGCTACCTCCTTCGCTATCCCGTTGTTCAGAGCAGCTCCATACACCCCTCTAGCTTGCGCTATCAGGCTA